GCATACCTGAGATAGCTATAGGTATAGGGGTTAATAGCGGTATATGTATTGCTGGTAACTTTGGAGCTACTGATAGATTTGCATTTTCACTTATAGGTGATCCATGCAATGTTGCGGCAAGACTAGAATCAAGTACAAAGGTTGCAGGAGTAGGAGTATTAATAGGTGAAGAAACTGCCAAAAATTCTAAATTTAAGTTAAAATTATTAGAACCAATAGAAGTTAAGGGTAAATCTAAACCATTGCAAGTATATACATGGGAAACGGAAATATTATGAAGTTAAATTTATTAAAAAATATAGTTGGTGCTGTAGCTCCTACATTAGGTACTGCTCTCGGTGGTCCAATGGCAGGCATGGCTACTAAAATGATTGCTGATGTATTAGGTGTACCTAATAATTCTAAGTCAATAGAAAAAGGTTTATCAGAAGCTACCCCTGAACAAATGCTAGAACTTAAAAAGTCTGAACAAGCTTTTGAGTTACAAATGAAAGAACTTGAAGTAGATGTATTCGCTATGGAAACAGCCGATATACAAGATGCTAGAGGTAAGTTCAGTAAAGACTGGACAGCTAGAATAATGGGTATAGTAATAGTAGGTGGGTTTATGGGCTATATATTTTTAGTAACTCTACAACCACCAGAACAAAATTCAGAAGCTCTTATTAACTTAGTCCTTGGTTACTTAGGAGGTTTAGCTAGTGCTGTAATCTCTTTTTACTTTGGAGCTTCGCACAAACAGGATTAAATATGAAAATATCACAAGAAGGAATATCGTTAATTAAGAAATTTGAAGGCTGCGAATACAACGCATACAAATGTGCAGCAGATGTTTTAACAATAGGTTATGGGCATACTAAGGATGTTAAAGAAGGAGACTTAGTAACTCAACAAGAAGCAGAAAATTTATTAACAAAAGATTTAGAAGAGTTTGAAGAATCTGTTATGGATGCTGTAGAAATGCCAATGAGCCAACATCAATTTGATGCTTTGGTGTCTTGGACGTTTAACCTAGGACCATCTAATTTAAAAGCATCTACTATGCTTAAAGTTTTAAACAAAGGTAACTATGAAGATGTACCTGCACAAATTAAGCGTTGGAATAAAGCAGGCGGAAAAGTTCTTGAAGGTTTAATTAGAAGAAGAGAAGCTGAAGCTTTATTGTTTGAAGGCAAGGAATGGCACGAGGTTTAATACATGACATTAAGAAAATATGTATTTAAACCAGGAATAAACAAAGAAGGTACTAATTATAGTAACGAAGGTGGCTGGTTTGATGCTGACAAAGTTAGATTTAGAAAAGGCAGACCTGAAAGAATAGGTGGCTGGGAAAAGTTAAGCACACAAAGTTTTATAGGCACTTCTAGAAAGATATTTGTGTATAGAGCATCTGGTGGTACTAACTATATAACACTTGGAACTCATCAAAAATTTTATGTTTTAGAAGGTAATGTTTTTTCTGACGTAACTCCTATAAGAGCTACAACAACCAATGGTATTGTTTTTGCTGCAACTAATGGATCAACAACCATAACAGCAACAGATAACGCACATGGAGCTGTACAAGGAGATTTTGTAACATTAGCTGGTGCTGCTAGTTTAGGCGGTGCTATTACTGCTGCTGTTTTAAATCAAGAATATCAAATTACTGGTGTAGCAAGCGTAGATACATTTACCTTTACAGCTACAGCTACAGCAAATAGTAGTGATAGTGGTAATGGCGGATCAGGTGCTGATGCTGTATATCAAATAAACTCAGGTTTAGATGTATATGTTCAATCAACTGGTTGGGGTTCTGGTACTTGGGGTGCTTCTACATGGGGTTCTGCAAGTGATCTTACTCTTACAAACCAATTAAGATTATGGTCTATAGATAACTTTGGTGATGATTTATTATTAAATCCTAGAGCTGGAGGTATTTATTACTGGGATGAATCTGTTGGTGGCAATTCAAGAGCAGTAGAAGCAACAACTTTAAGTAATGCTAGCAATGTGCCAACAGCAGTATTACAGATAATGTTATCTGATGTAGACAAGCATGTTATAGCTTTTGGTTGCAATCCTATAGGAGGAACAGCAATTGATCCTTTATTAGTAAGATTCTCAGATACAGAAAGCATAATAAACTGGACACCTACAGCAACAAATCAAGCTGGTGGTGTGCAACTATCAATGGGCTCTACAATAATAGGAGCTTTAAGAACAAGACAAGAAATACTTATATGGACAGATGCTGGCATAGTCTCTATGAGATTTGTAGGATCACCATTCGTGTATTCATTTAATGAAGTGGCACATGGTCCATCATTAATATCTCCTAATGCAGCAGTAAATGCTAATAATCAAGTTTACTTTATGGATAATGGTGGATTCTATAGTTACTCTGGTAGTGCTCAAAGATTGCCATGTACTGTATTAGATTATGTTTTAAGCGATATAAATAAAAGTCAGGCATTTAAAATATTTGGTGCCGTTAATGATAGTGCTAATGAAATAATGTGGTTCTATCCATCAGGTGATAGTTTAGAAGTAGATAAATATGTAATGTTTAATTATCTAGAACAAGTTTGGTCTATTGGAACAACAGCAGATAACTTTGTAAGAACTGCATGGGATCAAGCTATTATATTAGATAACCCAATAGCTACAAGTAAAAATAATAGTGAAGATAATAACAATTTTATTTACGCACATGAGCTAGGACATGGAGATGATGGTAGTGACTTTACTGCATATATAGAATCAAGTGATTTTGACTTAGACCCAGATGGAGAAAAGTTTACTGCAGTAAACAAAGTAATACCTGATATTAAATTTAGAGATCAACAGTCCACAGCAGATGATGTAACTATTACTATTAAAGGAAGAGACTACCCATTACAAGAGTTGTCTACTTTATCTACTGTATCAGTTACTCCAAACTCTACCTTTACAAATACAAGAGCAAGAAGCAGGCAATGTGCTATCAGAGTTTCTAATTCATCTAACGATTATGGTTGGAGATTAGGTGATCTAAGATTAGATATAAGACCAGATGGTAAAAGATAATGGCAAATCCTAAAACAATAGCATTACCTTTAGCAAATCAAGAATATAACACCTTAGATGAGGCAGTTACAAGAAGGATTATAGAACAAGCTGTGCAAGATTTAGCTATAGAAGTAATTAGATTAAAGAAACTAGAAGATGTAGTATCAAGCAAGAGCGTAAAAAGACATCAATTTTTATTAATGGGGATAACAGGTGGCTGATAATTTAAAAGTATTAGGTCAACTAGACCCTGCGGCAACAACAGTAACAGTATTATATACAGTTCCTAATATGACACAGACAACTGTTAGTTCTATAGTTGCAGCAAACAGAACAGGATCAGCTATAACATTTAGATTAAGTGTTCATGTAGATGGAGCTTCTGCTAATGATAAACAATTTATATATTATGATAAATCAGTAGCGGCAAACGATTCACTAACCCTAGTAATTGGGATAACATTGAATCAAACAGATGTAGTAAAAGTTTATACAAGTGCGGTTGACATGAGTTTTAACATGTTTGGCTGTGAAACAAAAGAGGAAGATAGATAATGGACATTCAACAACAAACTAAAAATGTGGCAGCTCAAGGTCGTTTTGGCGATTCTATGCTTCTTCATGTTAATCCTGCAGAAGTTAAAGGATTAGCAGGTGCTATGCCACTTACTATTAATCCAGATACAGGACAGCCAGAAGCTTTCTTACCTTTCTTAGCACCATTATTAGGTGGAATGTTAGGTCCTGCTGTATTAGGTGGTATATTAGGAACAGGGACAGCAGCAGGATTAAGTGCAGCAGCATTAACAGGAATAGGAGCAGGTTTAGCTACTTATGCACAAACAGGTGGCTCTGGTTCTAAAGCATTACTATCAGGTCTTACAGCAGGTGTAGGAGCTAAAGCTATAAATACAGCAGCACAAGGCGTAGCTCCTGGTGTAGATGCAGCAACAAGTTCAGTAACAAATGCAGCTATAGACCCAGCAGTAACAAGTACCTTTGGTCAAGGAGCTGGTGGTGGTTTTGGAACATTGACTGGCAATTCTGGTCAAGCTGCTAATGTTGCAAGTCAAAGTTTAACACCTGGAATTACAAGTCAATCTACACTATTTGAATCAGGAAAAGCTATATTTGGTCAACCTGGTGGATTTGATGCAGGAATGAAAACTTTAGCAGGAGCAGCAATGACTCCTACTGGAATTTTAGCAGGAACAACAGCAGGTACAGCAGGTATTATAGCATCACAAGAAGCATTTGAAAGACAGATGATACAAATGGGATTGGATGAAGAAGAGCGTAAAAAAAGAATGTATGAAAGATATCCTGAAATGATACCAATGGCTTCAGGCGGTAGAACTGGTTTTGCTCCAGGTGGATCATCAGAAGGTAATATGATGGATGGTGAGCCTGATTTTGGTGATAGACCAAATAATCCATATGGTCAATATTATAATACTGGCTACGATAGTGGTTATCAAGGTTATCGCGGATTTAATTCTAATGCTTATGCACCAATAGCTAGAAGAACTAGACCAATACCTGGTGGATACATGGCAGGATTTGGACCTGAACAAAGATATTTTCAAGGAAATAACCCTGCTCAATATCTAACTCAATATGCTACAGATATAGCAGCAAATAATCCAGATGCTACACCACAAGATGGAGCAAGTGGTTCACCTCAAGACTCTACAAATATGGGCATGCCTAGACCTCCATTTAATCCTTATGCTCAATCATATCAACCAATGCAGCCACCAGGTGGCGGTTTTGATGAAAGAGGAAGAGGATTTACAAATCCTCCAATGTTTGGTGGTTATGGCAATCCTTATATGCAAAGACCTAGTTATCAAAGTTTTTATGGCAATCCTCAAATGAATGGAATGATTAATCCTTATCAAGCATTTAGTCAAATGCCTATTCCTAGATACACACCACCACCACCTCCATCAGATACTGGTGGCGGAGATACAGGCGGTGGAGATGCAGGCGGTGGCGGAGATGCAGGTGGTGGAACAGGTGATGGAAATACTCCACCTATTGACATGCCTCCTATTAATGATCCTGGAATGGGTCGTAAAGGCGGAGGTATTAATGTGCCACCTCAAGCACCTACAGAACCTTATGAAGGTCCAATACCTCCAACAAACACACCTCCTTCTACAATAACAATACCTATTGAAGGCGGAGCAGATGTAACAATACCTGATTACTCACAGCCACAGCCTCCTGCAAGACCAGGACCTCCAGCAGACTTTAATCCAGCCGCAGGAATCCCAGGTTCAGGCGTACCTCCAGTACAAAACCCAGGAGACTTTAGGGACGGACTACCTAGCGTTACAGACTTTGATAATACATTTTCTCCAGAACAACTTGATGATATGAGAAATAAGTTTGGACCAGAGCCAGACCCAATTGCTCCACCTGTTATAGCTCCACCTATGGATATTGCTCCACCTGTATTTAGAGAAGAGCCTATAGAAGATCAAAGAGGAGGAATGAGACCACCTATGGATATAGCACCGCCTAGAGATCAAGATATGATGGCTAGACTTTCTCCTGCACAATTAGCATCTATAGGAGCTCCAATGTCACAAAGTGCTTTAGACCAACAAACAGCAATGAGTAGTTTACAAAATAATATTGACACAGGTATGCTTGACCCTAAATCTAGAATTAGTAATTATGATTTAGATAGACAATTTGGTGTAGTGCCTGTTAATGCACAACCACGAATAGATACAGCGACAGATATACAAGGAACTTTATCAGAGCCTACTCTTAATCCTATTACTGGAAATATGGAGCAACCTTTATCTGAGTTTAAACCTATAGCACCACCTTCTATAGCACCACCTGTTCAATCAGGACCACAACCTATAGCTCAAGCACCTAGACCTGTGCAAGAGCCTGTAGAAATGACTGCTGTTACTAGACCTAATTTAAATGGTGAAATGCAAACAGTTAATATAGGTAATTATAATTTACCTTCAGGACCAATAGCTCCTCCAAGTAATATTGGTAGACAAATACAAACAGGACCAAATACTGGTAATATTGGCTCAATAACAGCAGCACCTGTAACTCAAGGACCTCCTCCAGTTGAACAAATTCCAGGTCGTGATAACTTTATGAATGATCTTATGAATAAATCACCTATGCAGGCACCACTACCTCAAA